AAATTGATCAGTAACAGTATAGATTTGTCCACATGGCGTGATACCATTGATGTTTACTTCTCTGCTGATGGGATGACAATCTCTGACATATACGCCAAATGGCACAACATCATCATTGCTAGGGTAGATGCCTGAGACTTCAACGATTGGTGTGAGGGTATCACAAGTCAATCGCATATATTCTACAAGCGCCTCTTTGCTAACATATGGTTGATGTCTGCTTGGCATCAGAAATATCTCCTATCATTATTGAAATAATCTACGTCCGCTGTCCAATTCTCTTCTAACTTCGTTGTTGGTCCGTTAGGAGCATCTTGGTACAGATCATAGAAATTCATCAATTGTAATGCCTTCTCCCATTCTGATTCAAATCTACGCAATGCGTGACTGAAGTTGACATTATCAACGTCATTGACGTTTGATGTGTCAGACACGATACTCTCGTAGAAGATTTTCACTGCCATGAAAGTATCGAGCCTGATCAATGTCTGATCATTTTTGATCAACAGACTAGGATTGAATGAACTAATCAATTGCCCATTAGGCAAATTTTGATAGTATGAGGCACCAAATGTAGTATCGCAATACTTAGGCCACCAACCGAACTCAAGTTTATAAAGGATCTCTTGACTACCTACTTTGAAGTAATCATCCCAATTCACTTGCATCTGGCTAGCGCGCCTCTCAGCGGCAGGATCATAAAAGATTATGTCTTGTACTGTAGCATTGCTGATTCGTTGATAAGGTACGCTCATTTTTTTACATTCCTATACTATTTCAATTCTTAGTCTTGAACGATGTTGATCGCTCCACCGCGTCTTGGATCGGCAACACCTGCACCCATGTACGCAAGACCTGTGAGCCACATCTGTAAGCCGCCTGGCTTCTCGCCCATCTTGATCTGCAAGCCTTCTTTAAGAACTGTCACTAGGGCAGTCTCGTGGAAGTATGCACCAACGATGACATTGGCGTTAGCATTACCTGCTACTGTACGTGTTGCTGATGGAAGGAATGTAGTGAAACCTACTTTACATCCGTATACGTTGTCTAGACGACCACTTGCTAACAACTCGTTACCTAATGCAGATAGTGATGTACCACCATATGCGCCAGGTTGGTTAACAGCACCACCAGTCAATTCAGCAAGCAAGCGAGTCATAGTTGAACCTGATCCACCGGCTGCACTGACGTTAGCGGCAGTTGCACTACCGTTGCTGTCAAGAATGATCACTGGAGCGCCTGGCAAGCGAGCGACTTTGTAGTTCTGCTTGACATTACGAATCAACTCAAGAACTGTAGTTGCTGTGAAGCCAGTTGTTGCGTTGGCAGTGTTTCCACCTGCTTCGATCAATTCCATAGCACCTAACTGTGTTGGACGAGCAAAGCCGTCTAATGGAGTTGGTGAGTATAGACTGTTTGATGGAGTCGCCTTGAATGACAAGAACGCATCGCAAACACGCTGATCTACTTTTTCACCATATGACTCACCAAGTTCAGCACCTAGTGTAGCAGCCAATTGGAAACTAGTAGTCCATGCGTAGAAAATATCGAATGCCGTCGCGGCAACTGCTGGAGTTGCTGTGATGTTACCCTGACCTAATGCAGGAGTTTGCTCAGTAGCGCCGTTAGCGCCGAAGCCTGCTGTATTAGGTGCTCCATTAGGATTGTAATCCTGATATGTGATTGGAGCAAACTGTGGAACTAAGTACTCATTACCTTGTGTTGGGGCAACGACAGTAGTATAGTCCACAAGACCTGTGCTTTCGTGCATTGCACGGAGAGCGAAATTGGCGATTGCAGTCGTAAAGCCATCTGCTTCATTTTGCGCGCCATTAAGAACATAAGCCATGTTATATTACCTCTTGTGTATTATATAAGTTTTCTAGACATCGTACCGACGCTCACACCAACAGTTGTCGCTTTAAGACCAACGCTCTTACCAAGACCATTCTTTGCCGCCCATGCATTGAAAGCGGCAGGGTCTTTGCTGTAATCAGGAATTTGATCCATCGGCGCACCTGCGAATTGTGATTGTCCCATACGTAATCCGGAACCGCCTTGACTCTGACTTTGCTTGAGCAATTTAGGATTGCCCCTAGCAACTTCTTCGATAAGGCCATTTATTGTTAATGGATTACCGTCCATTCCATATCGTTCTTGTCCCTTTGAATTGATGATAGAATAACTGCCATCACGCTTGAACTGTATGTTTGACTTGATCTTTTGCAATGCATAATCTTGCAGATCATTATCAAATCTATCGCCCATGTTGCGTAATATTTCAGTATCTAACTCTTTCATGCGCAATGCTCTATCCTTGTTAGCAAGATTGCGTTGAAGTTTCATGAACTGATCTCGTAGATCGGTATTGTCATCAACTACATCACGCCCCATGCGTGAGTTGTCAGTAGTATCGACATCCATTGGCTGTGCGTTGCCACCGCGTGGTTGATTTGCAGTGCGAGCCACATATGCTAACGCCGCTTCCACACTCTCAAAGTTTTGACCGCTCGCTTGACTGAAAGCGTTCAATAATGATTGTGTAGTGCTTTTGCGAATCATACCTGGATTCACCTTGCTATCACCTAGGTCATTTGTAACCTGTTCTCCTTCAGGGGCTGTAACGGAACCATCGAATTCATTTTCTAACATTTTGTTTTCCTTTTGATTGTATCGTAATCATCGATTTTTAGCGGCCGGTGTTTATTCCGGTCAACTGAACTGCTATGGCTTGTTGAGTATAGTAACTCTCGCCAGTATCTTGTATTGGTACACCTACGCCTTCGCCTAGATCACCATCTGTATCGTATTCACTGTCATCACCATATATGGCTTGGTTCTCACCAAAATCTTCTGGCGTGACGATCTGTGGAGCAAGATCGCGGCTCAATACTTGTTCTGCGTCTTGCGTCATTAATTCTTTGACCATAGGATCTGTGATAGTATCGATGTATGCTTGTTCATATTGTGCTACCTTCTCATCAGGTGCTAGCATACCGATAATCTCTTTGACCACAAGGTTATCAACAATTGGATTATTCTGCACAAGAGCCTTGGCTTTCTCTAACAATGCCAATCTATAATTTGTATCGTGCGCTTCATAATCTGTGTTATAGATCACTTCGCCTGCCCAACGCATTCCCATGAATCGTGCGGCATAAGTGAATATCAATTCTTCAGCGATTTCCATCAAGCGGGCTTTGCTCTTTGCGAGTCTATGTAATTGTTTTCGTTCCTCTATGATGGCAACGCCACTGGCTAATTGGTTCTTGCTGTTACGCAAGCCACCTAAGCCAGTCAATGCTTCAATCTGTTCTAATATCTCACGCTGTCTGCTTGTTACTTTGTCAACATCACCCGTATCGACAGGTATGGCTTCGATCTGTCCTTGTGTACCACGCACGATTGCACCTGCGTGTACAGGAACTGCTATGCCTTTATCTGCACGAATGATGGTCTTTGCGAACTGTATTGATGTATACGCTTCGCATTCTAATTTATAATGTTCTTTTTGTGCATCACTTGCGCTATCGATATCGCTCACGCCAACATCTATGCTTCTTGGATCTCTACGACCATATGCTAAGAAACCTGGAATGCTCATGCCAGGAGGATAAACACCTTCGCCTGTGACAGTAACATCTTGTTTGCTAGCGTTCTTGCCTACTTTGTAACTCTTCCAATGGCTAGGATAATCTTCACTGCCTAGATAATAACATTTTAGATAATAGTCTGTGGCATCTTCGCTCTCTAATACTTTGACGTTCTTGAGCATTGGCTTGCCACCAAAGATTTCCCATTCCCAATCCCATACGTTGAGTGGATTGACTGCGACAACATAAGGTCTGCCTAGATTGCCTTCATCTTGTTTAGGCATATCGACAAAAATCCAACAATGTCCATAGATCGATGTCAGATCACCTACTTGTTCCATGAACGCATCTAATGATCTATTATTGAGATCACTGTCTAATAACATCAACTCTGCCCATTCGACATTTTGTGGTTCGATGTATACGCCTTGCGGTGTAGCAAATCGTAGATCACGCTTGACACCTGGCTCAAATAATACATCATTGATGGTATCAACAATGTATCGGCAGATAGGCTGTGCAACAGTATTCTTTACAAGATCAAGATATAGTTGGCTATCTTCGCTAGGTCTTTTCTTGCGAACATATGTCTTGAATGGATAGCCGCCAAGATACGCCAATTGGTATGCTATCATCTGCTCATATGTGGCACTGTATATAGGATTTTTCTTTAGTAAATCTTGAACGTTCATATTTTAGTTCCTAGATTATTCGCCATCATCTAGGTATTCGTAGTAATCACCGCCAAATTTTTCATCGAGGTATTCTTCTTGTTCCATGGCAGCATACTCTTCTGGATCCATATCCATGACATCTTCTGTCTCTTGAGTATAGACGCTGTATTCGTCTAATGCCTTCATCACTTCTGGGAACTCACCAAAGGCTCTGTCGATCTCTTGTGTGCTATGACCCATGTCAGTAAGATATCTAACGACATCTTTTGCTAGATCATAATGATCGTCTTGCGGTATATAGAATTTTGCGATAGAGTACATCTCTACCATCATGTCAAAGTCCATGGTTTTACCTCGTATAATGTATAATGTATTTATACTTTGCGTTTAGGATTGTATGTGAAAGTAGTACAATCATAATGCATACGACTAAACCATACTACGTGACTTGTACCACCACAATAATCGCATGTCTTATAAGGTTGTTTAGGTTTGTTAAAATAACTACCATGCTTTGCTATGATCCTTTCTGATCTTGACTTAGGATTACCTTCTACTAAATGATCAGGATTCACACAATTTTTTGTCAAACATGTATGTTGTGTCTCGTTATTTTCTATATCTAAACCTTTATGTTTAGCGGCTACTCTATGAACTGTTACCATTTTAGGCACGCCATTATCGCCACGTATCATGCCATAACCGGCGTTATTCACTGGCCCAGTCCATAGCCAGCATTTACTTTTATCTTTTGGTATGTGTACACGCTTCATCATGCGCTCGTATGCGCTTGTGGTTTTTGACTGCTTGCGTGGTTTTCTTGTTTTCGTAAACATACTATTATTTAGTATGTTTGATAGTCTTCATTTATTTCATCACCACTAATGATCTCTTCCCACGAGGGCCCGCCAGGATATAATGGACTATCAGGTAAGTATTTGTTTGCAGGGTCGCTCGCTCTGACAAATCGTTGATCCATACCAACATACTCAGCAAACTGTTGATCATATGTGATTGGGAACAAATGATGTATACCATAACGTAATGCATCACCTAATCCGTCTATGTGAGCATACTTTTGCTCAGTGTATTTGACGAGGCGTTTACGAGTGGCATCTTCAAAGTGGTATGTCTGCAAACTTTCTAACAATTGTTTGTCATCAGTGCGAACTCTTAACCTATCACTGTTGATAAAAGCGTTAACAGTATTATCAGTGTCAGACACAAGAGGATTGCTTTTTCTACTGTTGACAATAGTGAAGCCATATTTCTCAAGTATGATACGATCTGTGATGCCGAATGGGCTAGTCGTGTCTCGATTGACTTGAGTACCAGACATATCGATGATACTAAAAAGTCTACGTTTGGGGAAGTCTTGACGTATCGCATCAGCGATTCCTTCAGTACTGCAATCTGGTATCGCATAACTTTTAAGAATTTCCATTGTGCCATTCTTTTCTCCTGGTCTAGTTACTTGTGCGACTACTGCGCACATAACACGTTTGTTGAAATCGTGAAAGGTATACAAATCACTGCCACGATCTGTTATATCGTCACTACAATGTTTGTGTTTATTAAATGTATAATAAAATTGATCTGCAACGCTTTCCCATGCGCATAGATAATCTTGCGCAAACTTGAGGGGACTGAGTATGCGTTTCTGTTCATCGATGTATTGTCGATTACCACTGCGCATCTGTTCATAATTAAAATGTCTGACAACATATTTTTCAGGTCTGTCTAATGCCATCTTGAACAGATCATATAATGGGCCTGTGCCATTAGGTGTGCTGATCACTACTAATCTACCTTGACTATCAGGTTGTCCAACGCTTGGGCGCAATCGATTGGTTATTTCTTGTAATGTATCACTGGTGTACAATGCAGCCTCGTCTGCTACCCATACGCCGACGTTTAGACCTCGTAAGTTCTCACGCTGTTCTGCTGATTTACATCTTATGAACACGCCATTGGGAAACTTTATTGTTAGTTCACTGTTATTGATATCGATACCATCACGTAAATTAAAATGGTTAATGCACGATTTCTTTAGTGGTTCCCATATCAAACTTTTGATCATAGCACCTGTTGGCGCACTGTAGATGATATCTTTGTTTTTATGATAGCGTTCGTCTGTAGCAAATATAGGCAAGGCTATGCTTGCTAAGAATGTTTTGCCACTTCCAACAGGCACGATATGTATGCAATGCTTGTCACTACTAAGCATGTCTTTGAGCAACGTGCTTTGCTCACCAAATAATGGAACATCAATCTTTCTTTGCATCTGATAATGAATAGATTGGACTATTCCAATCATTCAATTCTTTTTGTGGAAAATTGAAAACTGTCTGCAAACTCTCACCATTGGTTGTATGATCGATCTGTTGCACATCTTGTATGATGTATTTTGTCAATCCAAGAATGTATTTGCTGACTAGTTCATCATTCTTGTCTAGTTCAGCATCACGTATCTTTTTGTTTATGAACTGACTAAAAGTCATGCCTTGCTCACGACGGAAATCGTTCAACAATGTTGCAGGACTGATCTTGTTAGTTGATCCTTTGGGTCTGCCACTGTTGATTCTTGGGCCACCTCTTCCGTCTTTTTTAATTCTTTTTTCTGACATTTATCGTCTCCTTTCACGATCACTATGATCGAACCATTACTTTTGTATATCATCTTTTTTACTTAATGTGAATTTACCACAGCATGCCGGTGAGAAGTCATAACCTAAATTAGTACAACGCTTGACGACATAATCAAGATTGATGCTATGTTCTAATGAACTTACATTCTTAAAACGCCTATAATA